CCAATGAACAATCCGCGTGTACTATTGGTTACAATTTCACAACCTCCCGGTACATTTTTGAATGATTTGACTTTATCACGCAAGAATGTAGATGCTACGTTATCAAGTTTGTATGAGTCCAGATTTTGTTCACGACGAATACTCAGAAGAACATCGACTGTCATGCGCCCAGGCATTTCAATGTATCGAACTGCAAACTTACCGCTTGCAAGTTCAAATGTCTTCTTCTCTGTCTTGACACAATCATCTTTGCCTCGTCCCCACTGTTTAGCAACAATGCGACCAAAGGATAGAGAAATACGATTGAATTCGGCACGTTCTGCGATATAACCGTCATCAAAACCAAAGGTATTGTAACCGCAAAGAATGTCTGGATTTTCTTCACGAATTAGACGTTCAAATCGAAGTAGTAGTTCTTTCTCGGTTTTACAACAGATGTATTTTACAGTTGGATCTTCCGACGGAGTTGTATCACCAATTACGAGAACAAATCGATCTTCTGATTGAAGCATGCTATCACTCCAACGCAAACTTACACCAATTTGAATGATTTCATCAGAAGAGTTGGAAGCCATCGGAAACATACCAGACTCAGAGTAGACTTCTAAATCATAGGATGCTACGAGCAACGGAATTGTAATCTTTGAATCTGGGATGATTCCTTGAAAGTTTATGGTATAGCATACATCTACATTCATGTCTTCGCCAGGATCACTACGTTCGCCTTCAAATTTGAAGGGTGATGCAGGGCTGATATCAAGAATATGAAAGAGACGAAGTAGCGGTGGCAGATTTGTCTCGTACGCCATGCGATCCATTCCTTTAGCAGCCTTGGAAACACTCTTAAAGAGCCAGATTGCAGGAGCAATTACTTTCCAAACTTTGATAGGAGCAAGACCCGAAAACCCATTCATGGCATCCAGTTTTGTCTCTTCTAGAAATCGCAAATCTGTAAAGGATAGCTTCTTATCGGAAGAATCGTTGTATGCCTTTTCAAATTTAGATTTCAGTGTGGAAGGAGTATCGCCTTCTTTGTGCTGAATGTAAAAGTACGGACAAAATCCTGTTATGCGTACTCTTCCAATTTCTCCTTCTTCATTGCGACCATAAGCATCTACAATGTATCTGCCTTTGTCGTCGGATTCAATCCAATCACACGGTTGAAAGAATACCATCGTTAGAATATATTTGTTTCTGTTGAATCTTATTCGTTTTTTATATGAACGATGTGTAAAGAGATGGCAACAAACGCCGGTCTACCGCAATTTTATGCTAATACGCGTCAAGGTGAAGAGCCTCGTCACTTGAACCCTGATAGTAAGTCATGGTTTCCTTTTTTCCCGGACACGGCTGCCCCGCCTACATCCGATTATCGTGGTATGATTCCTCGTGGTAACTTTGGAAATACCAAGGAAGGTGGTTCGGGAATTGATATGCACACAGATCTACTTTGGGGTGCACCGGGAACTGCTCGTACCAAAGGTCCTAAACAGGTTTTTGCTCGTCCGTTCGCTACCACACCTTTTCTAGGTCTTGGTACGATTGAAGGCATTGATGATCAGAGCCGTGTTATGTTTGGCCATTCAACAGCAAATCGTAAATCAATTCAGACCGTGACGGACAAACAGTTTCCGGTTTTTGAGCCTCTGATTGCAGAACGGGAATCTGATATTCCTGAGAATAATTATTTTGTAGAACCGTTTCTTCGCGGTGGGCTAGTCTCACGATTGATTCCTCGCGTACGCGTCGATTTAACAAAGTAGACGGAAACTGATTAATGGTTGAATCAGGTCGTTCGTCCATTTTTTTATCCATTTCTTTCATCGTTTCTCGTATCTTTTGAATTTCAACATTCACTTCATCCATTACACGTTTCTTTTTAGGAGGCAATGCTGTCTTAAAAAGAATCTTATCCACTGCTAACGTAACGTCGTTTGTTTGCGAATACATCTCCTTTGCCATAACCACATCACAACCAGTGAGTGTACAAATCATATCAATTTCTTCAGACATATTTTATTGTTTCAAAGTAAATAACATGAAGATATCTTTCATCGAGTCACTCTGTCCTCCTGCGTTGCTATATCTTCTATATAGCACTGTTCATGTTGCGTTTGATGTCTCACTTGGCCTATATGCCACTGCTCTTATCAAACTAGTCATGGCCATTGCGGGTGTAATTATCCTCGATGCTCTCTGCAGTGTTGAACTAGGTGTTGTATCATGGGCAATCGTTGTCACGCCCTTCATCATGGTCGCACTTGCGTCGTCGATCTCTCTAGGTCTAGGACTTGATCGCATGCTAGCTAGTGCGATGCGTGAGGGATTTTCTTCACCGCTTACGGCCGATAATAGCAAGAATCGTGATAAGTTTGTAACTCCTTTAAAGGATGAAGATGCGTTACCTGTGCCCAGTACTTCTATTGTTTAAAAATATAATGTTTCTCTATCCGATTTATCTTGGAGTTTTTAAACTGAAAAATATCATTCGTGATATGTTTTGCCCTGTTCGATCTCGCAATACCATCACGGCTCAAAAGTTTCCATGGCTTTGGATCGGTGCTGAAGTTACTCCTGGTAATTTCATAAGTGTTACAGAAACTGTTAATTCAGAAGTTGAAATTGGAACTCTAGTAAATATTGAATTTTTAGAATCTGTAACAAATCTAACAGATGTTATTTCGTGGAAATATTTAGATGCTCAAACGTTAAAAGAACAGGAATTCCCTCTAATTGGTATAGTAATACAGGAATGATTCCTGAAAGTTCTGAAATAAAAAAAAGATTAAGGCCTGAGCAGACAATACATTTTGTATTGTATCCTCAGAACTATTTTGAAATAGCAGAAGAATTTATACGTTTGTCAAATTTATTTGTCAAAGAATCTTTTTTTGGAAAGGGTTCACTTTGGGTTGAAATGGTTATAAGTCCATTGATTACGGTGTGTATGTCTTTATATTCAAAAACTCCACCTAATTTTTTTACCATGATAGGTCTTCAAAAATGTTTTCAATTATGGCAAGATTGGTTTGAATTCCGACGTCTTGCTATTGTGGTACGCGAATGGACGAATATTGTTCGTGCCGTTGGTGGACCTTTCATTTCAACAAATGACGCAAAGTATCATATTTATGTGTATGCGGATGGAATGCAAAGAATTCGCGATTCTTTACTGAGCAGGAGGAGCCTCGCCAAAGAAAGTACTAAACGTGTTGAGTAGTTCAGCACCCTGTTCAATCGCCGGCTTCATTTCAGCCAGAGAACCCATTAATTCTTTTTGTAACTGAAGAAGTTCCTTTGTATCCCGACGCATTCCACCAATTTGCTCGGGGCTTAAATTACGGTAAGCATGTAGAATTGTAGTACCAATATCTACATGCGGATCATCGGTCTTAGGAGGAGCCGGATCAGGAGTCTTTCCCTTTTTAGGTTTAGCATCATCTTCCTCGTTTTCAAAGTGCTCCTTAGTAACCATTGAAATTAGGTAGACAACTACAAGACCTAGTACAACCGAGAAAGTGTGGTTCATGTGAAGACCATATTTACCAACTAGGTACGCAAGAACAACCCATACAAGCATTGAACCTAACTGACGCTGAACAAGAAATACGGCAACTGCTACAAATAAAGCACCGGCTACAAGTGTATCCATTATTTAGATTAAAGAATCAAATTTAGTGAGCACGAACAAAGCTACTGTGTCCAGATCCAGGTTGGGCACCCTGGTTATTCCACGCGCCAAAACCAGGTGTCTGAGCATGAGGATCAGAACCAGCAGGGCCCTTCGTGTTTACAGCACTTACGTCGATCATACCGCGCTGACCAGATCCCTGAAACCCAGCAGCTACAGCACCATAACTTGAGCCACCACGGTGTTTACGGTGACGACGAGTTACCTTGCGAGACTTTTTACCCTTGCGACGACCAGCTCCGATCATCGAGTTACCACCGCGACTGCTGGCCGCATAATGCCCCATCTCGGAGGAAGACTTCCACTCCATGGCACCAGGAGCAATTGCACCTGAAGCACCGTAGAATCCGCCCTTCATTGTGCGACGCTTCTTGTGGTGAGTACGCTTCGTATGTCCCTTGCGGTGCATTTACTCTACCATGGGAATGTTTTCTGAAACTACCCACTGATCGCCCATTTTTGTACATCTGCAATCAAACTCATCTCCCTTTGAACGCAAATAAAATGACGTATTGATGTCCGGAACTTTCAAAAATCCAGTAAATGGTACACTTTCATAACAGTCAGGCAAGTTCATCTTTACAAAGTGAACCACATCCGCTCCGTCACATTCTACAAAGTAACCAGTAGATGATACCTCATTTGGATGTTCCTCGTATCCTTTAATATTTGTAGTTCCAATTTCTGACTTATGCATAAGTTTTACAGTTCCGGGAATATGAGATGTAAACATAGGTAAAAATACTTTAAGCCAGTTATATCTTTGTTCGAAGGTTGATGTAGCAAAAACACAATTTGAATTATATAGCCAAATATCGGAAATTACAAAGTCAAGTGGGCCTATCTTTTCCGCTCGAAAAAAAGTATCTCCACAGATACGTTCGTCTACAATACAAGGTAACTTCTTGCTTTCCGTGCTCGTAATCCACAAACACGTGGGAACATTTTTATCATATGTAAAAATTATCCAACCATTTGTACCCTTCGTTTGCGGAACTCGAAATGTTTTAAGTTCCGACGGGACGGGTTTCCTGAAGACCAGGCGGTAGCTCGGGGTCCAATCGTAAAGAGTCTGAAGCCGGTTTGCGAGGTTCATACTCTGGTAGTTGTATAGAAGGAGGAGGCTGCGTTAAAGCAACCGGAGGCGGTGGGGCAGGAGCCTGTGGTTGTTGGACTACGGGCTCAGTAAACTGAACACGTGGCTGCTGTACTGGTACATCACGATATATCACTCTCGGTTCGGGAGGATATAGTACTCGTGTTACAAAGAAGGCGGTGACTTGAAGAACTGCCATGACTAAAATGGTAGCCAGAGCTGTATAAAATAAATCACTAATTTCCATTCCGCTTTATTCAACCAAAAGGTTTCTTAAGAATGAGCAAATACGCAATGGAACCTATCGTAGTGATTGAACAAGTCAAGGAGAAGGTTGAACACCAGATTGAGACCAAGCTTGAAGAGATAGTCCCTAAGGTAGAAGAGAAGGTTGTTGAACTAACAACAGTCGCGCTCGATAAAACACAGGATGTTGTTAGTGATGCTACACAGAAGGTGACAGATGTTGTCACGAAAGCCGTTGAATCAAGTGCGGTTGTTCAAAAAGTAGAAGCTCTAGTCGAGTCCAACCCTCAAGTCAAGGCCGCCGTCGAAAAACTAGAATCCATGCTTGTTAAGGAAGTCGATGGCCGTATGTTTACTTGCTGGTGTTTTTGGTGGTGGTCGCTGAAAATAACTCGTCAAGATCCTCGGAAACTTCCCGCCAAAGCGTCTCCGAGTACCGATACAGCTCTACCTCTTCCGAGTACTCAGGTACCGGAATGGTCCCCTCCCACTGCTCCTGCTGCAGGTGAACAGCTGACTCTTTCGTAAAAAAACATCTCCGCGTTTTAAGTTCCGGAATGTAACACCATCCATCATGTGCCCATAGCATATGAACCGTTTGAACTGAAATAGGAGTTTCTTTAAAATTAGAGGGAAAGTGTTTTATTACTAACTGCATTACTTACAAAACTAGGCTTAACAGGTAAGCCCATTTTCTGACGCAGTTCGTCGCAGTGTTGAATAATTTCTGCGAGAATCAATGTATCATAAATTGAATTATGAAGTGATGCCGAAACAGGTTTACGATGAAACGCAAATTCATACAATTCGCTCAACTTTGGCCAACGTGTTCCCCACTGGCCTGGTAGTCTGCAAAGATCAGTGGCCAATTTCATAGTACACTTGCGACGATACTGTGTGTCGTTTACCATAATACCCAAATCCCAACGATAAGCATTCATCAGTACATTGAAATCAAAGTCCATATTATGAGCCACCAAGTAGTCATATTTCTGATTTGTAAACTCAGCCATCGCTTGAGAAAGAGGTGTTCCGTTATTCATTGCAAAATCATGAGTAATTCCATGAATTTTAGTTGAATCGGGAGGAATTATCCATCCAGTAGGCTGAATTGTGAATGAACGTCTTGTTTCGATCTTATTGCTTTCTACGTCCAAAATCACCCAAGAAATGGACACAATGTGTGGCCAGTTATTGGGTCCATTAATTGCTTGTTTATTGCGTTCCACGGGAAGACCTGTGGTCTCTGTATCGAAGATAAGTAGCTTCATTTTATTAGTTTACATGTATCTATCTAAACTTTATCCGTTTTATGAGGATGCATGCATTATGTAATAGCTAACAAGACCAAAGACAGCTGAATGAACTAGTAGTCCATAGTTTGTAGGGCAACCGGACTCGGCCACCTTGAACCAATACGCCATTGACGGCGCAACTGTCTCCACGACGCCTCCAATAAGCTTATCGACCATCTTGTACGTGAACGGAGAGCTCACAACATAAAAAAGCAACGTCATTGCGATCGCATGCTGAAACTTACGGCTGAACATTATTATTTTCATAATATTTTAAACGAGCGGCTCTCACTTCTTCAGGAGTCTTAGCAACTACCTTTTCGACTTCAACAACATTTCCTTCTAGTTGACACATAGATGTCCATTCTTCCTTTGTGATATTTTGCAGTGTTTTCAAACAGATTGAAATATCTTTGGGAGTTTTCTTTCCCATATGACGAGTATAGTCACATGTTGTCATGACAATATATTTCTCATACGGACCCGTTCGCATACACAATGCATAGAATGTCGATAGCTGTTTCCATGTAAGAATGTTCTTTTTAGTCGACACATGTTTTTTATATTTGCATTGAACTGCAATAAACTTACCTTGATGTTGACATATGATATCAATTCCAAAATCTTGGCGTTTCAAACTAAGTTGAACTAAAATTTCATCAGGTACATCTTCAAGACGCCACACGGTATCGTATTTTTTTACAAATTTGAGATACAGAACACAGAACTCTTCAAAGATATCTCCACGTATCTTTTTGTTTTCACGCGTTCGCATTTCAGTAAATGTATGCGCTGGTTGTTCGTACCATTTTTGACAGTCAGAAAGAAACTCATCAAACAAATTCTGCGGAGTTTTCAGCAAAATTTGGTGTAGATGTTCTTTCATGGTTTGATTCACTTGACATTAGTTATCATGATTTCGTTTTTAATTACTTGCGCATCTTGCCAACCTTCTTTAGTACAGAGCCAGCCGTGTAGAAAACGAGAAGGGCACCCATGACCGTGTAGACAACCGTCGTGGAATCACGCGCACCGTGCATGAGCTTAGGAACCTCCTGCGTGAGAAGGTAGATACCAAGACCGAGGAGAACGAGCTTGAGGAGGAACTTGAACATTTATACTTTTAAGCTAAGAAAAAGTCTTTTTCGTTTGAATAATTGCAAGGATCCACGAAGGAATATTAACTACAACGTTTTGAACCGTATTTAAATCGTGAGGAACAGGAGAATGAATATCAATTGTAGTGCTTTCACAAACAAACACAATCGCACTAATCAAAAAACACAAACGTTGTTTCTGTAATGCAGGACTCCAACGCAGACAATGGAGCTTGAAGACTGCATCTATGTAGGGCGCAAGAACTCCAGCTTGAACTGATTTTTTCGATGCTTCAATAACCGCTTCCCATAGCATCCAAACTACTAATGTTGAATAGCTTTGATCAGAATATGGGTTAGGTCTACTCGCACATACAAGTTGAGTCTTATTTTGCTTCTTGAACTGACTTGAGTATTTCAAAATCCAACCACACCAATACAGTGCACGTGTTACATCTCGAGTCTCGCCTCTCAAACAATATACAAGCTCATTAAAGGGAATATAAATTTCAAGTGGGTCATCATTCTTTGCAAGTTCACGACCATAATTTGCAGACGGTGATTTCAAATTTTCTTGAATAGTAAGCGGGAGAAAATCATGTTCAGGTTTAATTTTAGGCATTGTAGGTAATTTATGTTTACGACAAAGTGCTAATGTAGCCGCTGCTTCGCAAATAATTGTTCGAACTTCAGGATTATTCCGTATATCGGTCATATGCATTACAGAATATTGAGATTCATACGGAGCAAACTTTTCATACATTTTGATCAAATATAAAAATGAATTAGGCGCTGCTCGGTTAATATGGATTGCTGCAGATTCAAAAAGCGTCTGCCACATTGAATGAACAAGACCTGAACATAAAAGTTCAAGTGCCCAATAACATGCATAATCAGCGTGACCTAATTTTACATTTTCGTTTAAAACTTTATACACATGTTGTCTTAAATGTCCAGAAAATGTAAATTTCTGAAAATCTACGACTGTCCTTGAATCGATTACGTTCATTACAAATTACTTATTTTGAAAAACTATTGAAAGTAACTCACGACAGTTAAGAACAAGAGGACCGTACCGATAATCAATTTTTTTTACTATTTCTTTACACATTTCAATTAAAAGAACCATTTCCGATTCCATTATTTACTAAAATAAACTAAATATTGATACTCTTTACCACAGCGTACTAGATCAACTGTTTCTGTGTGACGGAAACCACTCGACTTAATAATATTTATCATACGCTCCTTTGAAGGCATGATCCAGTGGTGTTTATTCTCACGATACTTCTTACCGTCGTTGTGATCTTTATCATAATAAGTTAATGTCTCATTAAATGTTGTTGTGTCTTCATCCTTCTTCTTATTGAAACGACCAAGGTACTTGAACTTGTCGAAAAAGATAGGAGAATCTGTCTGGCGTTCATATGAGTACTTTTGCAACGAAAAGGCAGCAAAAGGGCTAGCTAAGTTTAATACAGGATCAAACTTATCCGGATCAACCATATGAACTACAAAGAATCCACCAGGTTGTAACCACGCATACGCATTATCAGATAGTATTTTGGGATTGTCAAACATGTATACTGAAAAATTTGTCAGGATACAATGACTTACTGATTTTTGAGGAAATAGTTGAATTTGTGTTACATCTCCTTTCTTAAATGTAGCACTCGGACATCCCTCTCTTGCTTTCTTCAACATGCTTTCGGAAATATCGACACCCGTATATTCTACGCCTAAGTTCTTGAACCAACAAGCGTGAGGAGCAGTTCCACAGCACATATCAAGAACCTTTACCGTTGCAATCGGCCAGTCGGCTAATGCTACATCCTGAATCGAAACTTGCTCGTAATCATTCTTCTCCTTTGAATGCCAAAGTGAGTCATAAATCGCAGCATATGTATCATCATACATCTCGACGGGATCTTCATACGTTATACTACCACCATCTTCAAACCCTTCAATTGAAGTGTACCATGTGGTAATACTGTACATCAGAAAAATTAATACAGCAAGAAATAGATACGCTGTCTCCATTATATTATGGACAGCAAAACGGATTTTATAAAGTCGCGAACAAGAAGAGTAGACAGTTGAAAGACTGTTCGGAGTTTGATCAACTATACGTATACTGACAAGTGTACTGAGTGGAAATTGAATCGTATAGGAAGGTGGATTAGCGGCTACTGTGAATATACGAGAGAAACTGGAGGTTTTGTAGAAAATCACAGAAGTAATATTGCGGGGAGGTGCAATATGTGGGTGTAATGTGCACACAGGGTTACGTAACGAGGTAACATAGTATAATGCAAGGAGGAGCATTGTATACAGAAATTCTCAGACTAGAGTGAATTTTTGTTTTTTGGTTCGTAAAACTGTGTTGTTGCGCTTCGCAAAACGGATATAAAAAAATCAACAAAAGAGATAGCAGAGCAACTAACAGGTTGCTTGGTTTCTCAAATGTTGAACAGCTGTTAACTGGCCAACATTTAGAGAATAAACGGAACTACGGGACCGAGATTGAAGTATTAAAAACATGGAAATTTCAAACGCGGAGTACACTGTTGTGCGAAGGAGGTGCACAACAGTACAAGAGGACAAATCTTGTAAGGAAAAATATACAAGTAAACGAAAGTGGACTTTGTGAACAAAGAAATGTTCGAGTATGAATGGAGACTAAGATAGATACTACAGATTACGATATCGCTGATGCGACTCGTAATGTCTGGGAATTCTTAAGAATAGCACATATCAGAAAAAACAAATCTGGAAAGCACATTGAACGCGATCAAGAAAGTATTAATATTGCAGACACGAATTAACAAACGTGAAAGTGACGGAGGTCGGTTTAGCTGATCACGAGATATGCGAGGTAGGTGCATGGTGAGGGTGGTTTAGTATATAACAGTATGCTAACGTACGAATGTGATGACATTCATATGATAAAATCCAAAGGGTTTCTAGATGAGAGAAACATAGTATATTGCGGGGAAGAGCAATATATCATAAATAAGAACATTTAGCGGTGTTCAAGTTTTTGCTTTTTTACCTCCAAGGACCGCAGGTGAAGGATATACATATTTTATAATTTTTGTAATCAGTAGATACACTACATATAGTCCAAGTACACCGATGATACCATAAAGCAAGTATGACAACCAATCAAATTGAGGAACAGGAGCTCCTTTCAATTGAGTTAACCGATTGATAACATCTGTATCCACTTTCTCTTTTCCGGTCTCGTTATTTAAAAAAGCGAGCTCCTCTTCGCTACCCTTCTCTTGTTTTTTCAAAGTGGCAGCTAGGTTTACAAATATATCTTGTTGCTTCTTTCTATTCTTCAATTCATTATATTGAGTTGAATATTGAGAAAGCACTGGCTCTATTTCTTGCTTTGCGATTCTGTCTTTCTCACTTGCTAACCAAGTATTCCCTTCTAGCAGAGTGTGGTATGCTATACGAGCTTTCTCATATGCTTCTGGATCAGAGTCTTTGTTAGACGTTGCCATATCCAGAGCGGTTTTTAACCCATCTAACTGCTTCTGTCGTTGGCACGCCATATCACAAACGGGAGGCAATGGAGGACCAGATGGAGGAGAAGAAGGCTGAGATGGCTGTGAAGATTGGGGTGATGATGTCTGATTGCCCATTATTAGGTGTTCCGGAAATTATATAGTAAACTCCGATAATCAGAACAATGATTGCAAGTAAGTGGATTGTTGAACCGAGAAATGAACCAAAATAATAGATAACGGCCACGGATGCAACAAGTATTAGTAGCTGTTGAATAACCGGTGCTGTTAGTCCTAGTTGATCGATTATGGACTGTGAATCTGTTATTTTAGTTTGTAGCTCTGCGATTTCTTTTTTATTTTGTACTACAATGTTTTTGTCCATACCAAATGCTTTCTTAAAAAATCCAACTACATCTTTTACTTGCTTATTTACAGTCATAACCGTAGTCTGATTATTATATTCATTCTCTAGTTGTTTTACAGTAAGATCACGGTGTTGATCGAGACTTGAAAACATACTGCCAGCCGGCGAAGGTGTTTTCAGGAGTGTATTAATTTGCTGTGTGATAGAGTCATACTCCGTCATTCTTATTTAATATGTCTTCAAAAAACTTAGAGAAATGCCTTTTGTTAACAAAAACTGTGTGGGGTTTACATCATTACCACGAGCCTTTAAGTTATCAGCAAACTGAGGCTTGGCTTCATTTAGTAATGTAGCCCCTGCAAGAGCAACTTGTTGGCGACGCATGGCAGTGATAAAGGATGCATCTGTACCAGGACCTTCCTGGACGCCATTTTTTACATTAAATGATACTTTAGACAGCGGCATTTATTTATATATGGCAAAATGTAATGGATATCAAGAATTTTCAAGATGCACGCGGTACTGTATTGGCAACGTTCGAGAAACAATATGCGTTTTTGAAAAAACAGTATTCGACAGCTCTTTCTGCTGCGATTTCAGAGAAAGACCCCAAAAAACGAGAACCGCTTGTCCAGAAAGTTTTATCAATTAACAGTGAGATGTCATCCGCTGTTAATCGTATTATGTCATCTATGAATGAAGGAACCGAAAAGTTTAATCCTAAAACGCTTACCGATTTGACAAATGATCTTATTCAGTATCAAAAAGAGTATAATGAAATCACGGAGAGCAAAGACAAGCTACAAACTTTAAAGATTATACAGAATACAACTGCCGATAATTTATCGAGTGCCGAGTGGATGTATAATTTATATTTGTTTGGTCTTATCGGATTAATCGTGTTTGTTATTTATTTGATACTGCGAACACCTTCTCAGAGCATATTTAGCACAATAGCTGCAAATGTGAGTACTCCAGCCGTTACATAGTACGGTGTGTAATTTGGAGTTATTTGATTTATATTTTGAGGAACTTCTCGCATTTTAGCACTGACTAATTCATCATGACCAGACACAACATTTCGCTTTGCATTCATAGTCTCTGAATTCAAATCGCGAAGTTTACCTTCGACATCTGACTTATAAAAATTTGAAATCGTTTCATTTTGTGAATCGACTTCAGTTTGCATTGAGGAAATAATGTTGTCGAGACCCTCCTTAGCAGCTTCATACGCTGTTTGGTAAGCAGGTCCACCTGTCGTCGCATATTGTAAAAAATTATCATGATAACTGCGAGTTAGTGTCGTAAACTGACTATCCATTATATAATTAATGATTATAAACATTTGCTAGACAGTAACGGTAGTGAGTATTTGTTGCAGATGCTTCATCAAGTCCACTTACTTCAACTATGTCACCCGGACGAACTCCAATCCACTTTGCCATAGCATCTTGTGAATCGATCCAAGGACATTCCATAGGATCTTTGATATTAAATCGTTTCATCATCTCACTCTTTTCTTCCTGTGAAAGAATTCGATGCTTAGGTACATCACGGTGACGAGGGATATCAATTTGTAGCTTGCGAAGTTCAAACAATTGAACAAGAGCATTCTCGGGCTTCGAAATATAGTCGCGAATGAAATTTAGAACTGCTTCTGATGCCTTAGAATGTGTAACAACAATTATTCCACTTGTATAATCGTTATCGGATGCATACAAAATGAACGCATTCATATCCCTCTCGCTTACACGGGTTTTGTTACTGAATATAACAAGCACTCCTCCGAATACATACATTGTAGTTTCATCAGGTGGACTACCAACTGTCTCAAACCCATCGCTCTTAAATCCTCTTGCAATAAGCATTGACTTCAAATTATCAAGCGCTCGATCTTCCGGACTTTTGAATTTAACAGGTTCCATATTTGTTATCAACCCAGTATGAAAAACGTTCAATCCATTTTCCGCATACTAGAGTAAATGAAAGATAACTGGACATATATTGCACTTCTGGCCGCCGTTGGATTGATCGGCTACGTTCTTATGCAGACAAAGGAGACATTCGTGCCCGAGTTTCTAGAACAGGGAAATGTAAAGGCAACATCTGAAACCCGCCAGTCATCGTATGCGCAGAAGACAAATCATTTTGTCATGACGCCTTCTAAACCTGAACCAGTTGCTGGCACGGAAACTCCTTTCCGCGTCAATATGCACAATTCATTCATGACTTAAAATAACGTTCGCATTTATTTAGAGATACATACACCTATTTAAATAAAAATGAGATTTCATGTATTTTCACTACCGCATACAATTACTCGTGCAGATTATTCCGCATGCGCGTTCACCCAAAAAGTTTTGAAATTTTGCAAGATGATGACTGAACGCGGCCACACTATTTATCACTATGGTCACGCTGATTCTGAAGTTATCTGTACTGAGCACATTGCTGTGACTGATAACGAAGTTCTCGAGAAAGCATACGGAGTCTACAACTGGAAGAAGAATTTCTTCCAGCACAATACAGCTGATTATGCTCACAAGACGTTCAATGAGCGAGCTATTGTTGAAGTAGGTAAACGTGCTCAACTTAATGACTTTGCTCTATGTTTTTGGGGGTATGGTCATCAGCCTATCTTTGAAGCACATCGTCAGCTAATTCCGGTTGAACCTGGTATTGGGTGTCCTAACAAAGTATGTACTCCTTATGCAGTGTATGAATCATATGCAATTATGAATTTTGTATACGGAAAGTTTGACAAGTCTCCTCATTTTTATGATGCAGTGATCCCCAATTATTTTGATAAAAATGATTTTGAATTTTGTGATACGCCTAAAGATTACTTCGTTTTTGTTGGTCGCATAATTGAATCCAAGGGCGTTGGTCTTGCCGTCGATATGACAAAGAGAATCGGTGCTAAGCTTTATGTTGCTGGTCAGGGAGATCTAGCGTCTGTATGTGGTGGAACTATTCCCGATCATGTTACCGAAATTGGGTATGTAGAACCTGCTCAGCGCAAGGAACTTATGAAATATGCTAAGGCTCTAATTGCTCCCACGTATTACAATGAGCCGTTTGGTGGTGTAACAATCGAAGCACTTTTCTGTGGAACTCCAACGATTACAACGGATTGGGGAGGATTTGCAGAGAATAACCTACATGGAGTAACGGGATACCGTTGCCGCACGATGGAACAGTTTATCTGGGCGTGTAAAAATATTGATCGTATTTCTCGTCAAGATTGCCGCGACTGGGCTGTGAATAACTTTAGCCTAGAACGTGTTGGTCGTATGTACGAGGAGTATTTTAGCAATGTACTAAAAGTTCATGATGGTTCAAATGGATTTTATGCAGAAAATCCAGACCGCACTGACCTAGAATGGATGACTCGTTACTATCCTACAGGATCAATACAGAAGCCTCCGACGGTTTCTGAGGAACTGTCCCCGCAGCCCTGTGTTGTAGCACTAACTCCCATGTAGATTTAAAACTCTCAATGTTTTTGACAATCCAATTGGGATTATGATCAACCGTTTGCTGCTGTATTTGCGCAAGTTCCCAGTAGAATAGTCTGTGATCATCTTCTTCATTAAAGACTTCAGATCTCCAAACTGGAACCGTTCGGCTATCATTAAAATGTTTATAAATAACTTCTCCAGCGTCTGTAACTGCAAAGAATGATTTATACTGAGATTTGGAATCAATCCACTCAGTATAGGTTAGCTCCTTAAATTTCATCTCTACAAACTCACATTTTGAAATGCGAGTACATTCCATTTGAAGTTGCATTTGACACATATACTGAGTAGATATAGGGCTACCGTCTAGTACACGACTGATAGGACACTTAATTTCAATCAGACGATTGTGCAGAGGATGCGTGGGATCAAAATGGCGAAGAATACCATCGGGAGACGCACCTAGAAACGAATAGTCGGGATGAGGAATACACGTTGTATCTACAATTTCGATTCCAGGATTTTGAAAGCAATAGATATCTTTTGCTATTTGTTCAAAACGTGTACCCCATACGAGAGATCTAGAACCAGATCCTTCCGATGAACGCGGAACGAGTTTTGATACTACAATTTCATGTTTCATTGCAGGAGTTGCATCTGCACATGCTTTAACGATTTCTGAAGCAGTTAGCATTTCTCCTCGCTTTTGATGCCATTCATCCGTTCGTTGATCATTCTTTCCATACTTTGCAATTAGATCATCTACATTACAGTTATCCATTTATTTTATAACCTATACTAGTATATAAACCGAATCCATTTTAATGCTGAAGATGAAAACTATCAAGAGAATGGAAATCCAATCGCAAGAACAATGGGTTCTATATCGACTAGAAAAGTTTTATACAGATCCTTCTAACTTTAATCGAGTGAAAAATATCATAGATGGCAAATCAAAAATTTCACTTCGCCTTATTGATTGGTTTGTTACAAATTATTCAAAAAAATACAATATAACATACATAACAAAAAATCAAAAGCATATGATTGTATATTTGTCGTATAAGTCACATCTCAAAGCATATAGCAAAAAAATGTTCGATCCATTCTGTCGTTGGAAGCGTATTAAGTTTCGTGATATGGAAACAACTGTTGGTCAGTTGAATTTTTTCGAATGGGCAATCACAGATGAAGTTCTTAAATATCTAGAAGATCACCAAGACGAAGTTCATAAAGATATGGAAAATCGCCTTCAGGATTCAAAGAAGAAGGAAGAGCAACCAAAGAAACGCCATGAGCTTTCAAATTCGGCGACAAAGTCTATGAAGCATCATGAAACGCGTGTAACTATATCATTTGATTAACTTTATTAGTAACAAATGTTCTCTAAGTTGAGACCGTCACTTGTTTATAAAAATTTATCCCCCGAGATTGCTAACCATGATCAGGACATAGATGCAGATGAGTGGGATTATAATGGTCGTCTTGTATATCGTGGAGTAGCTGATCCACAATATCAAAATCAAGGGCTTTCTGTATATTGGTTGTATGATGCCGATTCAAAACGTGTTGGACTTTCTGAGCATGAAAAGGACAATGAAGAAAAATTTGAATCAATTTGGTTTCGCGATAATGAGTTTTCCACTTTGCTACAAGAAGACTGGAAGTCTCTCGATAAAACAATTTGGTCTGCATTAAGTCCCGAAGCATATCAAGATTGTTTGGAAGATGATTTTTCAAATGTAATTGACCGTACACTTTCATCCACGACTCGTCTCATAACACCTTCTTTTATAGAATCATTACCAACTATTTATGAATGTGAGAGATGCAATAAGAAGTCTATTTCAGAGTTGAAGAATTGTTCAACCGTGAAAAAAACATATATAAGTTCTAATTCTATTCTTTTTATTGATTCAAATTATGTTTTATGTGTTCCTCCAGAAAACTCTTCTGTTTGGTCTAAGCTGAAGCTCCCACCGCCTTCTTACGACGGCTCACGGGCTTCTCCTCAGCCGGAGGCTCATCACGAACCTCTTCCTGTACCTGAACAGGAGCATCCTCCTCTACAGGAGCATCCTGTAGCTCTGCAGCTTCCTCTTCATCAGGAACCTCATCCTTGAATACATCCTTGGCAGTTACACGGCTCTGAGGATACACACGCGCAAACGTGAGCTTCCATGAGACACCAAATCCACCACCGGACATCGTATAGATGCTACCGCTGATTACTAGACTTGCACTAACTCCCTTGGGGAATACGCTGACGATTGACTCCGGAGTTGCATAAATAGGATTACCACTTCCATCTGCAATGTCAGACTTTACACTGCCATCGTAGACAGGAATCTTCACGCGAAAGCTAGGCGAGTACTTTCCGTTGGGAACCTTCTCGCCGTTTACCGTATCAGTTGAGACTGACACGATCTTTGAGAAGCTATCGCGAAGAGCTTCAAGTGAACGCTTCTTGCCGAACCACTTCGTACTGTTGTCGAATGCCTGCTGAATAACCGTATCCTCTAGATCGAGGAGAAAGTTATAGAGTGCACCGGTCTCAGAACCATCCGTACTACGCTCCTTTCCGAACTTGTCACATCCGTCAAGAGGTACACTCATGGTATATGAGCTTACACCGGTCTTCTCATCCGTGCGAACCCAGATTCCACCAGGGATCTTGATCTTTGCAGGTAGACGAACCTGGATATTCTTACCTTCGAACTTCCAATTGATAGGCGGATTGCGGTTAGATTTTGCCATGCCTACTACGAAAGTTAGCTTGCTCGTGTCGATCTTAGAAGGAGATAGGATGTCAAAGTTGCTAGCCATTTTATCTTGTTGTGATTGTTATAGTACCAAATCGATTTAAATCCGTTTTCAATTAAGATAATAAGATGCCATCATGTTCGGCATGTAAAAGTTTAACTTCATCTGATCGATGTACATACGAAGCAATGAATGGTACAATGTTTTGCAAGCGGCATATCAAAGTAAAAACTCCTCGTGTTTGGTCTGTAGTAAATAACATTGACCCAAAAGTTACTCTGATTCAAAAAGTATGGAAAGGGTATCATATTAGACATCTTTTGCGTTTGGCAGGACCGTGTGTATTAAATAGAACAAAATGTAGCAACAAAGAAGAGCTCTTTACGTTTGATGAAGCCAAGTCAGTTAGTCCATTCGATTATTTTGCATTTGAGGAAAACAATCAAATATACTGGTTTGACATTCGGAGTATAATACAGTGCCTCGATTCTGCAGATGAACTAATAAATCCATACACGCGACAAGCTATAACGGCTGATGTAAAAAAACGTCTGCATAAACTTCATGTATATCGGTTGCATAGAAAACTTCCAACTTTACATACAGATCCTCCTTTTAGGCAACTGAATGAAATAGTAATTAATCGTTTTAGACATGTTTCTCATATTTTGCAAGCAAATGATTTTTTTGGAATTAATCCCGAATCATTCATATCACTTGGTCCGATTAACGTGGATTTCTATGTAGTATCATTATTTCAAGGATTCACCGAGTGGGCGCTTGAACATGCCAGTAACAGAGAGTCTCGCAGACATAAATATTTACTGTACATTCATGATCTCCCTATACGATTTCAACATTGTTCATACATGCAGTATATGTATGTTCTTTCGAACATCCTTCTTTTTATTTTGAACGATTGTTCGGAGCCGTTTCAACCTTGTTTTATAATTATGAGCGGTTTGCATAGAATATGATTTAAACAGGTCAGGATATATGTAAGCATACCAACCGCGTTAGAAATGTCTTCTTCTTCTACCTCAGTTAATGCAAACAAGATGGCCAAGGATTCCAAGACCAAGCCCGCCCAGAAAGTTGATGCCGCTGCCCCCGTAGTTGCCCCGGCCGCGAAGGCCCCCCGTGCGAAGTCTGCCGCGAAGACGGTTGTTACGGTTCCGGTTGTGACCGCCGCCCCCGTGGTTGCCAGTGATGCCGCCGTAGCTGTTGAGGATACGCGCACCGCCGATGTGATCCTCTCCACGCTACAGGAGACGCTCAAGGCGATCAGCACGGAGATGACGACGCGCATGCGCGATGCGGTCAAGTCTGCTCTTGAGGCGAGCAAGGCCGTCAAGCGTGAGCTCCGTAGCAAGGGCAAGCGTCACCGCAAGAACCCGGAGGACATGACCCCCGAGGAGCGCAAGACGTACGAGTCCCGTCGTGCCAACAACGCCTTCCTCAAGCTTCGCCCGATCACGGATGAGCTTGCGACGTTCATGGGCCTACCGTCCAAGAGCCAGAAGAGCCAGACGGATGTGACGAAGTTTGTTGCCAACTACGTCAAGGCGCACAACTGCTTTGATCCCTCCTTCAAGCGCCGCATTCTCCCGGATGCCAAGCTTGGCAAGCTACTCCGCGTCAAGGATGGCCAGGAGGTTACGTACCTCAACCTTCAGAGCTTCCTCAAGGTTCACTTTGTCAAGCCGACGGCGTAAATTTCTAGTTTTTTGTAAAACTAGTGGTGGAGGAGAATAACTAAATTAATAATTACAAAACAGATACCAAACGGTTGTCTATTTTGTAAAACGGAATTATCTTCTGTTTTGATCTAACTAATAAAAAATGGAGAACGTTCCAGATGCAGAAGAGTTTGTTAAATCTCGGTTTTGCATTCCAATCTATCAGCGATCGAATCTACGTCTTGGGAATAATACAAGTGGATATTTGCGAGGTGAAGGAGTAATATTTCTAATCTATACAGACGAATCGCAAACATATGAATTCATGTATAATACAATTTCAAAACAATTTGGTGAATGGAAAGGTCATCTTGAAGAATGTTGTGCAATGAGCTGTGATTATTACGGATGTGCTTTAAACTATAAGTAAAAACGAATTTAAACACTTTTTATTTGATGTTGATAAAGATAACATGTCGGTCCCTCAGAAGAATTCGGGAAACAAGAATAAGGGTCAATCTGCAAGTCATAAAAATCACGATAAACTTATTCGTGATTTCATTGATGACATGATGACCAATGGATACGTTGAAGATATTTATATCGGAAAAATTGTCCGAATGTTTGGCAATAGCCGTGTTGAAGTTGTCTACCAAAAAAAGGTAAATGATGAAATTTTAGTAGATGTTGTTCAGGCATCTATTCCCGGAAAGTTCCAGGGAAGAAATAAGCGCCATTTCTGGATTGAATCGGGAAGCCTGATTCTTGTTGCAGATACAGGCCTTGGATTTGAACTAGTTGGTTTGCTAAGCAGAGATGATATGCAAACAATTAAGAAATATACAAAGATTAACCATAATATTTCAGGTGATGAGGTCATCGATGAAGTGTTTGAGAAAGTTGAAGACGAGGAACTAAACGTTGATGCTATCTAGATCAGAATCCGATAAGATTAGTTCATGTGGTAGTTCTAAATATAAAATTGTACTGAAAAATGGAGTAATGCGGTTGTCGAGAACAGCTGCGCGAATTTTTACATTCGTTGTTATCGTCGTTAATAGACGGTGAAATAATTCATCTCTCTTAATCGTATCTTTCACTTTCATTTTACAAACATTTCCATCCCATCCACATAAATTTCCTTTGCAAGATGTCTTGGAAAATTGTCCACATGGCTGACGTATTTTGCTAATGAAATCAGATGGATTCTCAATATCAACAAACATTGTTGTCGCAGAAAACCATTTCTCCAATAAAACACTTGTTATTTTTTTGTTAGAAAATTCAATAGCATCACGGAGTTGACTATAATCGTATGTTGACAAATCTCTTGCAAGTTGGAACAAAAGAAATTCAAAAACTTCAGATGAATAATTTATATCTCGATACACAGCTTGAAGTTCAGCTGATTGCTCACCAAATACAAGATCACTTTCTCCAAATTTACGAACCGTACTTGTCACTTCATTGTTCTCGTGAACGCCTTCAGCCGTTTCCGGTTGAATCGGAATAACCAAACCAGAAGATGTAACTATTTCAACTTTACGATTCATATTGTCGTATACATCTTCTCTCCACGCATATCCTTTTGAGTATCCTTCTGCAATTATAAGGTATGATCTAACATCTTCGTATGTCGGTAAGCTAAATACATCTTTATACCCAGATATTTTTGCCTGAGCAACATCCGGTAAGTTTGAAGGCTTAAACGGCAATATCATTTTACCTTCAACGTAAAAAGCTTGGCCTCGTCCGAATGGATCTAAAATAATTGAATACGAGGACGCGTCTACATTTGCAAGAAGATCGGGAATAATGCTCAGTGCATCATTATAGTTGGGTATTTCGGTTCTACATGAAATATTGCGCAGACGTTCTAACTCGTGTTGTGTTTTTTTATTAAATGGTTCTGCATAAATATTTGATGTATATGCAAATGTTCGACTCAAAACGTAAATAAATGAAAGAATGTCAATGTCTTCTTTATTTTGTAAAACAACAATAGCTCGGTTTTTAGGACGTGTTATAACGGATGAAAACATACATCCCATCGTATTTGTATCTGTATAAATTCTGAACACATCGCATTGCAAGGATAACGCGGCATACTCTAGTTCGTGAATTGAAGATAATTCTTGTGCGTCGTATGCGTCCTGAATACCAGATATAATTCTTGACATATTTTTCTTCAGAAGATCATCTTTTGAAAAAGGCGCAATATTTCCAAGAATATCATATACCTTTTCAGCATGTGAATCTGAAACACGTGTCCATGTTGACACAAAAGAACATTTTAGCAAAGTATCGATCGAATCAACAGGAGGTTTTATTTTTATATTGTTTATACTTGCTTTGAAACTTAACAACATTGGAAGTGTTTTTGCAGCGTGACCTATTCCAACACGAAAGTAACCAGAAACGCCAGACGGAATGCGTCGACCAGATCGAACAATTAACTCATACGTTTCTTCAATGTAGAGTGAATTGATTAATTCGATTGGTAAAAATGCAAATCGGAATTCTAATAAATTTGTCTTTGTTTCACTTAGTACGTAATATTTATCATCGTCTTCTACCTTTAATGATTTCTTGCGAGGGCTCTTATAGCAACATGGGAAATTTCCAGACTTTGTAAAACCAGGATACGATAATGCTTTGTCTCGTTTTATTACAGTAAATTCCCGAATACTATCTGTGTCGGATTCTCGGATCTTTCCTTTGCATTTAGGGCATTTTAGAATACCATCCGCCTTATCAAGTTGTTTCTCCTGCAAGGGTATATTGTCGCGAACACACCAATATTCCGGACAAATCACACTTCCTTTAGGATCTTCTAACGGCATTAGCTTTTCATCATTCAAATATGTTGTTGGATCATATTCTGTGTTAGTCAATCGTTCAAAGTCAGTATCTGTCAAAATAATCGGCTGATGTTTATGTTCACACTTTTTAGGAAACACTGGAGTATCGAACGTCTTAGGATCAAATGCACGTAACCGTTCGTTGAAATAACTATACTTTGCATCCTGTTTTCTAGTTGAACTCTTTGTTTGTGTCACGACGGTTGTAGTATCATCTGATTGTTCTTCTTCTAGGTAATTGAATAGATCACCATAGTCTTGTGTTACCTCAATCGTGGGTTCAACCAATGATTTCACATCTACAGTTTCCATTCGCTTCGGGCATATTTTATCAAGTTCATCTGATTTAGAAGTCGAAAGAATAAACCGAAGGAGATTTGCATACTTAACAGCTAACTCTAGTTTACCAACAGATGAAAATAATACATATTCGGGTTCAAAATATAGCAAGGGATATCCACGGAATGAACGATCAGCAAGTGAAGGATTCTCTGCTAGTTTGTCATCAAGTTGTCTTAATAGTTTAGTTGCTTCCTCTGCCGTGATACTTAACTCGGTTTGAACATCTTGTGTGCTTAAAAATCCCTGTTGTGTTCGCATCTGTAAAAGTTTGATATCAATTGCACTAATATTATCTGCAGTGTGATCTGTTCGTAGCAAGCGAAATGTATCCGGCTTATCCATTACACCAAAAAATGAAGACACACAGTTGAAACGTCTTAGATCAAGTTCATCATCAATAGGTGTTTTGTATTTAACTAAAATCGATAAATCATCTAGAACCCATCTGTCAAGATCCAAATCTGCAGCATCTGTGAAGCCTATAACGGCATCAAATGATAGAATCCATTCGTGCATGTCTCGCTTTAGTTGATCGAGTGTCTTTTTTGATTTCTTGTCTCGATATGTTGACAACACAATATCAGAAGATGTTATCGATATACGATCAAAATTCTCTTTAGATGTTCCACGATACATTAACAACGTTGGACGATTACGCTGCGGTTTTGTTGCATTAACCCAGCTTTTTACTAATGCAATATCTACAACCGGTGCCTTATTTTTAGTGTCTTCTGTATAAAATTTATGGCGATTTGTTTCAGTTCTTGATGTAAAAAATTGAACATATGGAACATCGGGAGATACAGTCAACCCATAAAAAATTTGTTCAAACCGAGTACGAATTGCAGAACCAAAATCAGTTGTTACAAATGGTATGATGAAACGTGTTCTCTTTATTGAAACAGATTCTTCTTGAACAACATCTAGATGTAGCAAATCATTTAATAGTTTACTATTTTTTAAAAGCAGATTCACACTTTCTCCTGAAAGTCTAGCAGGTGTAGACGCTTGTAGAAAGGGGTAATATGCTCTCGTTACATGTTCATCTTTTTCGCTATATACTTTAACTAAAAAATCTGTAATATCATCTGTCGAATAAAATGAATACAATAAACTCTTTAGCTCTCCAATTGGTAACGTTGTAGATGATATCTTTGCAGATGATTGATCCTTTACGATAAAAGGTAAAATATAGGATCTTGCTTCTTCAACTCCCAATATACGATATTCGACAAAATCATCTTCTGGCATAAACAATTTTGAAAGATTTTCAGGGACAGCTAACCAATCAACGCGATCATATGATTCAAACGGAATTGACAGAGCAGGAACACGATACTGACGCTGATACTCGTTAAATTGCTCCTTCTGAATTGGTTGACCGTTATACGATATACGATCAAATAGAGCCTCCCAGCGACGAGGATCTTTTGTATAATAATCTTTTGGTAACTTTACACCAACAAGAACAAATAAACGGTTTGGATGAACATCTAATGCAATGCCAATTTGCTGACGAACTGTTTCAATCATGTCGTCTTCAAAAAATGAAACATTAAATCTTTCTTTTGTATCAAAATTGACAACTCGCCGTTGTAACATCTTATTTATTAGAGCGGAGAATCTGTGATGGTCATTCCGCAGTACGTAGTCGGTGACCGTGAATAATTAACCTGCTTATAGATTCCTACTTGAATACCATCTTGCAATAAACGTCTAAAGTTGGTCCAAAATTCTGGAGTATGTCCAACTGTTGTCGTCATTAGGTGAGCCATTTCATGTAAAATAACAAACATAATCGTATTCTCATCCACTAGTTTTTTTGTTGACTTATCACGTAAGCATACGACTATCTTTTCACCTTTATTTTCAGAATATGACGTACTATCTGCATCCAAGTCATTTTCAATCATATTAGAAGGATTGAATCGATCAACCATTACTTTCACACGAGGATCGGCCATCGAAGCAGGATCAGATTTGTAATGTTCAATTAACGAATCTAAATTCGATCGTATTTTTGCCATTAAGTCGGCTGCTCCCTGTTTATCCGGTAGATTCTGAACATGATAGGTGTTTCCATCGCTCATGCTTCGAACTTGTGTTGTATTTGTTGGACCTCGTGACGACAGAAGTGCCAGAGCAACTCCTGAACCTACTAAAGCTGCAGGCCACATTATTAAGTACTAAGTTTGAAATTCTATACATGTTCTCACGCCTCTAGGCCACGCTTGAACGGGTTAGCCTCGATCGTCGTGTTCACGAAGGGACCTACCTTGACCTGCGGGTTAGGCGTCTCAGAACGGACATCCCAAGAGGCATTTCGGTTCGTCTGCGATACACCGGCGATGGCCGTATTGGTGTGGTAACCGGCGTCAAGGAAGTTCTGGCCCTTAAGATCACCTAGAGATGCAGGGTTCACGGCAGCCCACGAGGCACCTAGACCACCCTTCGGGAGTAGTTCATCGGCACTTAGGGTAGACTCAGAGTACGTTGACTGAGAGGACGGGTGGCGAGCCTGTAGCGACTCAGACGGCTGGGCGTTAGAGCCGCCACCGTGAGCAGCCTTAGGGAACGGACCAGAATCCGAAGACGGGCCTGACACACCTAGCTTCTGGCCAAATACCTCCATACCTTCGCCCATGAAAGACTTACCAGATGAGTAGGTTGACATTAAGTAAGCTACAACAACAATACCCCCTAGAACGAGGGCGAGACGAGTCTGGGACGATTGAAGCTTCATTACGTTTATATCCAAACAAAGACAAAAGTTTAGAAAAAGGAAGATACGCATTTTGGGACGATTCAAATTTATAGAAATAGATAAGGGATGGAGGCAATTATTTTTGCTGTTGTCACAACTACTTCTATACTAGCAACGTTGTACCTGTTTAGTATGAGTCAAATTGGGTTCCTCAAGAAAAATTGGGTTCAATATCGTTGCAATCCGATCTATATGCCGATGGCAGGACTTGTTGGTCAAGACATTGTGAAAAATTTTACACAATGTACCATGAAAGGGTTTCATGATTATACTGGTTTTGTAATGGATCCCGTTATGGCCGAAGTCAGTGTGATCACGGACAGTGTATCTGAAATAGCAGATGGAATGGATGAAATGCGTAGTATGATGGGTAGTGTTCGTGGCGGGTTTTTAGGTATACTTGGAACTGTTTTTGGAAAAATTCAAAATGTTATGAGTCAGACACAATATATAGTTATCCGTATGCGAACACTGATGGCTCGAATTGTAGGTGTTCTCATGTCGTTCGTATACGTATTCTACGGTGGAATGGAAACAGGTTCCGCTGTAATGAATGGTCCTATTGGTAAAACGGTTGAAATGTTATAAGAGTAAGAAATAATGTGGCTGTTCGTTCTATTACCAATTTTTGCAATAGCAACGGCTATGGTTTTCCATGCCAGCTATTCCATTGATAAGGTCAAATCAGAATGGATTCAATATCGTTGCAACCCAATGTATATGCCATTTGCAGAAATGATAAACCCAAATGTTACAGTTTCTGAGAACTTTCAGTACTGTATGGGTCAGATGAGTGGCGAGGTTATAAAAATACCAATCGATGCTGTTCATGCGATAACGAGCACGGCCACTGAATCAATTTCTGAAATGGCAGGACCTCTTGATTTATTTCGTGTGATGTTTAGTCGTCTGCGAATGTTTATGTTGAGCTTTACATCTACAACGCTTGGTAAAGTTTCTAATTCTTCAAGTGTTTTTGTTGGATATCTAATTAAGATTCGTGATATTCTGCAACGTTTCGGCGGTCAAGGATACATTGCGTCATATTTAGCATACGTTGGTATATCATTTATTGAAGCGTTCGTTACACTATGCATTTCGGTTATTAAAGGGTTTGTCTATGCAATGTTGTGTATCGCAATTGTACTTGCTTTGTTTCAACCTGAAATTTTGGCGTTAGTTCTTGTGATGGCATCTATGTTGGCAGCTGCAGGAGCGTAAAAAAATCGTATGAATTCAATAAGTAAAGAATGATTGGTAAAACCGAACTTGTTCTAGCATTTTTTGTCGCAGCCGTCCTTGCTGGGCTCTTTATGAAGTACGGGTCTAGTTCACCGGTAGCTGCTCGCGAGCATTTTATGCAACAGGATGTTGGCATGCCTCTAGCTGCTGGCGGCATTGGTCCTTATGATGGTGTAAGTATAGCTGGTGCTGCCGGTTGGATGCAGACTGAACCCACGGAAGCTGGTGGAGCTGCTCCGGCGGGATCATCGAGTGATCCGAATAAGCTAATGTATCTTGTAGGTAACAAGGTCGATAGTAGCTGCTGCCCTGCCGCTTTCAACACAGACACTGGCTGTGTATGTTTGACGGATGATCAGAAGGACTTTATGGCTGCGCGCGGTGGCAATAAGGTATAAACTTAAACACAATGTATAAATAATAATCTAATGGACACCCAAAAGATATTTACCGATTTCCTAAATGACTTAAAATCGTCGTTTTCCGGTTTCAAGTCAATTGGTGAAGTAGATGTCGAAAAAACGGTAAAAGAACTTGAAGTTTTTTATCCTGATTCTCTTCAGGTTATTCAGAAAGATGCTGTTTTCTTTGAATCTCCTCGAATTGTATTTGGCATAGATCTTTCAACTATCTGGGACACAACTGAAGATACGTCCGCTACTATTTGGAAACATCTTCAGCTTTGTATGGTTGCTTCATTTCTCCACGGAGATATGAAGAGTAAAATGGGCACTATTATGGAACTTGCGAAAACAATGCTGGGTGATCAGGGTGGTGCTATTTCTAAACTATTCGAAGATGAATCATCTGAAAGTAATCTTAAAGGAATTATTGATTATGTACTGGAGACCCGAATTGCTAAGCTATTCCTGTCACTTGTTGAACAATTTGATGTCAGCGAATTTGACATAAATATTGAAAATCCTCAGCAGTTGATGGAGATGATTCAGGACCCCGAGAATCCTATGATTAAGAAGATGATCGCTAAAGTTCAGGGTCTCGTTCATGAAAAACTACAACGTGGCGAGATAACTAAGGAGCAAATTGTGTCTGAAATTGAGCAGATCAAATCAAAGGTTATGCTATCATTTGGAGATGTATTCAACGATATGCTAGGACTAGGTAGCAAAAAGGATAAGGGATCTCGTCCGGTACTCAATACACCTCAAGCTCGTGCTCAATATAGACGCGATCGTCTACGCATGAAACTTCAAGAAAAATACAAGAAGTAGAAAACCTCACCGTAAAAATAAGATGACAGAACAAATTTGGTTCAAAGATCCGGCGATCCTTTTTACACAAGCAACGTGGAACCGGTTTGTTCCTACAGCTAGCATGACAACCGCGGAGTCACTGAATGCAGTAGTTCGTTTTACAGTATACTTTTCGGTACTTCTGTTTCTGTCTACGGGTATCAATGCATACGTACTTGCTATACCTGCTGTAATGGTTCTAACAGTTGCACTCTATAGTCTTTTTCCTAATGGAAAGACGATAGAGTCATTTACTGTTCGTCCTCCGAAGGTTACGGGCAAATATACGATGCCTACAGATCAAAATCCGTTCATGAATGTTTTACTAACGGAAATAAATGATAACCCTGATCGTGAGGACGCGGCCCCGATTAGTCGCAAGGATGTAAAGAAGGCTGTCGAGCAGAGTTTCAAGCATACGAATGATGTATTCATGGACACTACAGATGTATTTGATCAGACGCAGGCTATGCGTACGTTTCATACGCTACAGTCTGCTAAGGTTCCCAATGATCAAGATGGATTCTTACGTTGGATGACGAAGGGTTTTGATGAGCCGGATTATTCATCTGCTTTTCCTGCTCGCGGAGCCAAAATATTAAGTGAAGGATTTGTTCAGCAGAAGACGCTACTTACGACTCTTCCGAACGGTACGACGCCGCGTCTTACGGGAACGAGTACGTCTGCGGCGACCTCCGGATTTACCGCCAAGTAACTTCTTCTTTAGTTCAGCCTTATCTGTTACAGCGCCATCAATACGGCTTGCAATTTTTCCATCCTTAACGACAACCATTGTAGGAAATCCAGTAATACCTAGCGAATCAGGAGTATTATCAGATGACACATTCTCCATCTCCATGATACCATCGTTAGCTACTTCGTCCCATACGGGTTTGGTAGCAATACAATGACCACACGAACGCATGAAAAAAAGAATAGCTACAGGGCCCTTCGACTTCAATCGCTCTTCTACTTCCTTTTTGGTCTTAATCGTTTTTACGTCGTCTTTGATCTCATCCATTTATCATCATGCTTCGTTAAAAAAACGTAGATAGAAGTAAAATGTCATCAGATAATCGTAGTCGGGCATCTTCGACAACTAGTGTTAAAAGTGACGCTAGTGTTGGGCCGAATGTAAAGCTTTATGGTCAGACTGACTTTACTCCTGTAGTTGCAAACTATGCCACAAAACAAGCATTAATAAAGGGATTAGCAGAGCGTCGCAAGGCTCTTGGAAAGAAGGGTGGTAAGACTCGTCGTCACCACAAGAAGACACAGAAGCGTAAACACCACCGCAAAACAAGTCACCGTAGAAAGTAAATGCAAAGTCATTGGGCCGGATACTTAAAAGCCGTAGGAGCCACTGTAGTTCCGACAACATCTCATCCGCCGGTGGCGACGTATAAGACAACGGATGATTCGAAAGGTATGACTGGATTTTTAGATTTGAATCCTAAGAAGCCTGAATTACAGGCTCGTTATGATGCTATGTCTGGATCGTGGGCTGGTATAAAAGCATCGGAAGCTGCGGAAAGCAAGGGAGTGTTTACGACTGAGTTTGCACCTTTAAAAGATCGGCGTTGAATCGTAGCAAGCCCATCGAACTAATATTCCAATTTTTTCCACATAGTTAATTTGATTTTCAAGTTTGGTTGTAAAAAAGTTTTCAATACATCCTGATTCGTAAGATTCAAGAATTTCTTTAAACAAAGAAAGTTTTGAATTTGGAATTCGATAAAAAAATGTATGAACGCCGTTTTCTATTCCATAATTATTAGTTCTACAAAATGTTGGAAGATCTGATGGTTCCCATTCAATTTTATTCTGCAATACATAGCGACCAGTAATCTTATATACATTTGAATACTCTTCCGTTAAGCTAGAAAGTGCAGTAAGCAAAAGAGTCTTTTCTCCTAGTCCCTTTTCAAGCGAATTATTTACTAACTCGTGAAATTCTAAGTTAATAAATTGATCTACTTTTGATTTGAGAATATCCATCCACTCGGAGGGAGGACTACATTCGACTAAAAGTATATGAGTATCGGGCATATATTTGCGAACCGATTCAATTGTTTCAAGTGTTTGTTCAAACCGTTGTTGGTGTGAATAAATACTTCGTGTTTCCGAATAATTAAATGGCTTATTTGTAGTTTGTATAACAGATGTAATAATCACACAGTCTTTCATTTATTTATAGTATAAATTTGAGTATGTTAAAATAAAATTGACTCATTAGTTTGCATACGAAACGATCACGATGCCCGTGCCACCCGGTAGTCCAGTTGTATCGCCTGTGTACGCAGTTGCACCGCCACCACCACCACCTGTATTTGCAGCTCCCGCAGTTCCACGAACTAATGCTGTTCCTGATGCCCCGATTGTTGAACCCGTGCCTCCACCTCCAGTTCCGCCTGCGCCACCGTTGTAAGGCGCTCCGTAGAAAATGCCACCCTGCGAACCACCACCACCGCCACCATAGTACGTTCCGTAATACAGAGTTCCTGCTCCACCTGGATTTCCCGCACTTTGGCCCGCCGAGTGATTGGTTCCTGCTGCTGATGTACCGCCACCACCAGCTCCACCTTGTGACCCGTC